CAAGTATTATTCCGTGTGTCCTGGCTCAGTTCTCAGGCGTTTTGAGTACAAGATTTCTGTGAGCTTGAAAAGCGAATTCGTGGATCCTTCTACGGGTATGCCATTCAGTGACCTAGCAACTTCTTCTTGTCCAGATATGTGGAGGCTGACGGTATCGCACATTAAGATCGTGCGGATGGGAAAGGGAATTCCCGACATGATGCGAGAAATCATTGATTTAGAAAATGTCGGAGTCTATCAAGTAAATGAGTTTTTGAAGGTACAATCAGTTGAGCACTTTCGAGTGCAAGAGAATCTCGTGGCGACTCAAACCAAGATTTATGAAGCTAAGAAATGTGGTCTGCATGGATATGTTGAAAAAGATTGTCCTATTTGTAATGGCACTTTCACCCCTGAAGAAAAGTACATGTTTTTACCGCCTGTTGAAACGTTGTCAAAGGAAGCAGCAGAACACTTTGTGGAACAAGATCCTGAAGCGTATGGCGAAGAAAACGCTTTCATCACAGACAATTTGAAGAAACAAGCCTCCTTTGCTTCCATTAAGGGTTCCTTTTCACGTTTTAAGGCGTCGTACGTGCAGCCCACCATGGATTTGGAAGGTGTTGTGACAGATGAAGGATTTGTTCCAGAAGAGATTGTCAACGAATTCGATCCAGAAGTAGCAGATGTGACCAAACTCACTCCTCGTGAAAGAGCAAGAGAATTGTGTCAACAAATCATTGGCGATTTTGAACGTTACAAGCCTGACAAGAGTCTGACTACAGCTGCTGGAGTGTTGGCAAGCCTGACCGCCTTTTACTTCATTAGCAAGAAGGTTTGGGATTTAACGCACCGGTTGGAAAAACAAGATGAAAGAATGAAGTTTGAACCCTACAAAGCATCAGAACAACAAAATATGTGGAAACGTCCTGTAGTCACCGATACTCAGTACGTAGAGGCTTCCAAAACCACGACTTTTGACAATTTCGAGAACAAGTTGTGGAAAAACCTTGCCAGATTTAAGTTTCAT